CCCAAATACCCCGAAGTAGTAACACTTCCTGCGCCAATTTGAATCTGCGGCGGAGACGTCCCGTTGGTGGAAACGCCTACCAACATCACCGTAATCCGCCTTACCCACGACGGGATGCCGGTAAAGTCAATCGACGTACCAGAGGTGGAGTTCTGAGCGGTGCCGGGGATGATCTGGCTGTTTGTCGCGCCAGCAAACGGATACCACGTTGTGTTGGTCAAACGGTAAATGAACGACTCGGGCTGGTTGGCCCTCATGGTCATCGTGCCCCCGACCAAGGACTGGCCGGTGTTGCCCTGCACAGTCAGCGCGGTGATCTGCTGCGTGGACTCGATGGTGATGACCATGCCGTCTGCCGGAGAGGCAGGCATTGTGATCGTGCCGGTGGCCAGCGTACCCGCTGGGTTGGCGATCAGAGTTGTGGTACCCGCTGCAAAGGTATACGAAAAGCCCGTCGTCAAGACTTGGAAGTCATACGACTGCAAGACGCCGTTGGTGCCGCTGATTGCTGTTGGCATGGTTGTTCCTTAAAGGTCTTGAGTGCCTTGAGACACAGGCTGGTCTGCCGGGGGTGCAGGCTTTGGCTCGTTGGTCACGCACTCAGTGCCGTTCCATGTGAATCCGATCTGTGCTTCGCCCATGCGCTGTACCAACACCCAATCTTTGATGGGGGCATCCCAAAACCACACCAGAGCCATCGTGGTTGGTTGAACCAGCATTAGGTATCCGGCAGGCGGTTGCCATGTATTGGGGTTGCCGTCCCACAAGCATACGTTGTCCACCACGTTGGTGGATTGATTGATCATGAGATAGTTTTGGACTGTCATGCTGATCACCACTCAAAAATAACGATACCCGCAACACCAGCGGTTCCGGCCCCTGCACCGCTAGTTACTCCTCGCCCGCCAGCACCGTGTCCTACTGCACCAGTAACAGGGCTTGACGATCTGCCTCCCCACCCTATAGATGAGTCTGCGCCAAAAGATAAATTAATGCCATATGTTCCATTTAGTGCATATGTTGCGTTTGTTGCTGTTCCAGGCGCATTTGGTGTGTTGTTGTGTCTTCCACCGCCGCCACCACCAGCGGTAACGGTTGTGATTGTTTGCGTTCCTGATTGAATAGATGAATTTCCGCCCGCCCCACCATTGCTACTTGAGCCTCCAGCAGACCCGGCCGCACCAACTGTTACCCCAATGGTATTTCCGGGTGTTAATGCCGTTAAAAATACGTATGCGGTTGCCGCACTGCTTCCTCCTGATCCATCCAGAGTACCGCAAGGAATAGCAGCGCCCCCAGCACCGCCCCCACCCCCACCAACAACGGTGACCTTCAACGCGGTGATACCTGTTGGGATTGTGAACGTGCCGTTTGATGTAAAAACTTGACCCCTAATGCCGCCAGTAATATCGCTGGTCAAAGCCACGGTGCCGGTTGAATCGGGCAGCGTAAGGGTTTGGTTGTTGTTGGAGTTTGGCGATGCAACCGTGAATATGCCGGTGCCGCCCGCATTGCCAGAAAGACGTACTGAACTCATGTTCGCTCCTTAAACCACTACCCAGCTTGAGCCGGTGGTTACAGTTACCGATATACCGCTGTCAATTGTGACGGGGCCAAATGTACCGGCGTTGGTTGCTGCCGGGATGGTGTAGTTTGCGGTCACGTTCTGACCGTTCTCAAAGAATATCTGATCCGTGCCACCACCCGTTGCACCGCCAGAGCCGCCAGCAACTTTGACAAAATCACCAACCCCTGCGTCCCATGCCATCAGGGCCGCCTGACCAGCAGAAACAAATGACCCCGTCGTGGGGCTGCTCGGGCCGCCGCGCAAATACACCAGAGAATCTGAGTTGTTGATCACCACATACATCTTGCTCTGCTTAGGAGCGTTGATGTAGCGCGTAGCGCCCGGTGTCCCGGTGGCAATCAGGATGGCGTTCCTGGCTTCGTTCGCAGCGCCGCCTGCGGTGGTGGTCAGGGTCCAGTCGCCAGCCGTCACACTGGCGGTTGAAAATTGAGCAATCGCATCCTCAACCAGTTGTGTAAGCTGGCTGTTTACGGCGGTTCCCCATGTGTTTACAAGGCTGCCCGTTACGGGCTGGATCAGCCCGAGTAGCGAAGTGTATGCGGATGGCATTTAAGGCTCCTTTGTGTCGATATTGCGCCAGCCAGCGTCAGCCGAGGTTGAAACATTTTGCCACGAGGAAGGTCCCGTGTCATCAATGACTACCCACCCAGCGCTTTGGGTATCGACGATCAATTCCCATTTCAAACGAACCATGATCTGGTCCGCCGCGTTTACGTTCTCTTGGATCAGGGAAACAAACGCCACAATGACCGCAAGTACTTCTTCTGCTGTGGCTGACTCATCAACACTTACAGCAAACCCGGCATTAGCAACTACCGTTTCCGCGCCAACAGCCGACTCCGAGACCGAGGCCCCAAAAGTCAGACTTGTTGCCACTGCGTCATCTGCCTGAGCACTTTCGAGCACCGCACCAAAAAAGGTGAAGCTGGATGCCGTTTCGTCCAACCCAGCCGCAGACTCAGCGATTTGAGTGGAATACACCGGCACAGAGGACACAGTCTCAGACCCCGTTGCGCTCTCAGAAATCTGGGTGGAGTACGTCGGAACGCTGCTGATGGTGTCGGTTCCAATCACAGTTTCCGTGACACTTGCTGAAAACGCGGCTGCGCTTGCCACTGTGTCCGTACCAGACGCACCTTCATCCACCACCCCAAACACAACGTGTTGAGTAAACGTAAAGTCCGCGCCTTGAGCGGTCTCGTCAATTGACGAAGTCAAAACTGCACCAGCAACTACAGCGTCAGTGCCTGTCGCGCTCTCAGAAATGCTGGTCGAGTAGATGGGAACAGACGAAACGATGTCTGTGCCGGTTGCGGTCTCATCAAGAGAAACAAGAAAAGTTGCTGCCGCAGAGACCGTATCTGTGCCTACCGCAGACTCAGAAACCGCTACAAAAAATGAGGCGCTGGCAGATTGAGAATCTGACCCAGTCGCGGTCTCAGAGACAGACGACAAAAATGTAACGCCGCCAACTACGGTGTCATTACCAGTCGCGGACTCGGAAACGGAAGCAGGTAAAGTTAAAGCCGCTGAGACGGCGTCAGACCCGGTAGCGGACTCAATGACTACAGCGGCAAATACGTTCCCCGCCAGCGCGGAAATCGCTGTTGTTGAGAACGCATGGAAGCCAAACATCAGACAACCGTCCAGTTTGAACCGGAAGGCACCGTCACCGTCACACCACTTGCAATCGTGACCGGCCCGCCGCTGATGGCATTGTGTCCATCATTGACTGTTGAGGACTGCGTTATGACGGCTTCGTTCTCGATATACCCCATGCCGCCGATGACGGCCCTTCCTGCGGGGTAGTCGCAAAACACATCCTTGGTGCCAGATGAGAAGTCGACCTTTGCCCCAGAGGCGCTGGAGGCAAGCACCGTGTCCCGAGACAGCGTTGTGCCCGAGGCTGTGTATGTGCCTATCCCCACCTCCCACTCAGAGGTGCCCTGGCCCGCGATGGTGTAGTACGTGGTGTTGGCGTTGCCGATGGCAGCAAAGGTCTGAAAACCCGTGACTGCCCCCGCCAGTGTCACCGATACGGTGCCGGTCGTTGTTGTAGTCTCACGGACTCGATCCGCAAGGACGAAGGGCATGTCAAGCCCCCGTCAGTTGGTCTTCATCAAACCAGCGTTGTTGAGTCGCACCGTTTGCGTCCGTCCACTCGACGAGATACTGGATCACGCCGCTGTCGTCCATGCGCAGTGCCAACACTGGGCCTTGCGGAACAATGCTGGTGAGCTTTACAACATCACCCTTCTTGAATGCGGTGGCCATGTGCTCTCCTTATGCGGCATCGAGGCTGAAAGTGTATGTGACGGTCAGCGTATCGCCGTTGACCACCGAGCGATCCCCAGGCGACTGGAAATCAGAGGCCGAGAACAAAATGCCAGTGGTGCCGCCCTTGGTATTGTTGCTGGTCAGAAACGCGCCACCAACGGTTGTGGTGCCGTTGATGCTGAAAGTGGCAGGAGAAGCCGAGTTAGTGATCACAGACGGGTCTGCCGTGGTGGCGGTGCCGAACGTCACAGCCGGACGAGTGGCTTGGCTGTAGGCTGTCACTTCAGTCCAACCAATATGGGACGCCATCGTGTCACCGGCAGCAGGGCTGTTGGTAGCGCCAGAGCCGTACAGGCCAATGTACCAAACGGCTGTGTAACCAGAGCCAGAAAAGTACTTGGTGTTCATGTCTTGCAGGCCCTCGTTGACCACAAGGTTGTGGTTTTCCTCGGCCCACTTCAAATTCCCATCCTTGTCAAAGCACTGAACGGTGAACACGCCACCGGCTTTAAGTTTTTCGTTGAACATGGTTGCTCCTTAAATGAGGCGGATTAAAGCAGATGTGCTGGTGTTGGCGGGCATCTGCACGGTGAAAGTGGTGGTCGATGTTTTGTCAGACCCAAAGTCCAGCACGCACACAGCGCCGTTTGCTCCAGATTTGTAGATCAAGGCACCACGGGCCGTGATTGCTCCCGTCCACGCTGGAGACGAAAAGTTGATGTACGTGATGCTGCCGCTTGCGGTGTCTTGGCTTGAGACTGTGGCCGTGACAATCTCTCCACCCGCAACGTAATTGCCGCCAGAGGCTTCGCCGGTCGAGATGTACTCGGTGGTGGTCTGGTCCAGCGTGGCTGAGTTGGTGTATAGCGCCAGATAGAACGTATCCGAGGCGAAGTTGATCGTGCCGTTGGCAAGCCCCGACCGCAGCGTGTTGCAAGAATAATTGCCAGTGAATGCCAATTACATCACCCCGTTATTCTGCGGCAGGGGCGGCACACGGAACTGCCCACTGCGGTATGCGTCACTGCGCTCCAGGCCATCACCCAGACGTTTAGCCAGGGCTAGGGCTTCTTTGTACTTGCCGTCGTACAAGGCCATCATATCGGCCTCACCCTTCATGTAGGTGTAAGCCTCAACCAGAGTGCCGTAAAGCAACACGCTGTCAAAGTTGTCGCCCAGCCAAGAAGTGCCATCAGCGTTGAGCACGGATAGCACCGGGGCAGAGAAGCCCGACCCCGTACCGCCAATAGATGCCGCAGCCGCAGACATGGTGTCGCCCACCACATACTTGCTGCCGTACTCAGAAATGGTGACCGAGAACACAGAACCCCCAGCGACCACAATCGTGGCCTTTGCGCCCTCACCTGTACCACCCGTCAGCGGCACATCATAGTACGTGCCATTGACGTATCCAGTTCCACCCGTGATGGTGCCAATACCGTTAAGCTGGCCACGGATGATGGACACCGGGTAGTAGTAATAGTGCAACTCAACCGAGTACGCGCTGTCGGGTGTCGGCCCAAGGATAAAGCTCAACTCGTTGGTGATCTGTGGGTTTGCCCCAGATGTCGTGGTCGGACCAAACAGCGCGTAGTACTTGGGGATGGCAGTGTCGTTGGGGCTTGGGTACGCCTGACGAATGAAGTTCACATCTTTGTTCAACAAGTACTCGTACGCCCCGGTGGCATCAATGACAGCCATTGAATAGGCCGCAAGAAAGTCGGTCGGGCACGACAGGTACTTGTTGTTGATCGAGGTGAGACCTGTCACGTTCTTCCGCAACGACGGAAACTGGACCGTGTTGTAGATGCGCTGCTCTGCCTGACGGATGAACGTGTTCATGTCCACGTTCGGGACATTGTTCTCCGTGTAGTTCGTTACAGCAGTGACAAGTTCGTCGTACGTCATATTAAGCCATTGGGCCTCGGGCCATCACACCTTTGGTTGCACACCCAGTGCCACGGATTTTGATGCCGCTGGTTTTTACGCCGGGGTAGTCATTGCTGTGGTTGTTCGCCACAGACTGATTCAGACTCTTCAGATGCTCCTTGTTGTTGGAGACACCTGCTGGCTGAATCGGTGCGGGTTTTGGAGATTTGTACGTTGCCATCTCAGGCTCCTTTGCGGCCAGGGCTACGCTGGTTCATGACCTTGGCCATGTTACGCCCGTACTTGAGCATGTCGGCGTTGGTCTTGCCACCGGCCTTCATCTTGGT